GCTATGCGTAAGTAATTGGATCTAAGAAAGTTACTATTGTTGCATCATTTACTTTCTATATAGATTTAGTAATAGATGTAGTAAGGGTAGTATCACCAACTTCAAACTATTGGTTGTAAATAGATCCAGAAGTATAACATACTGGTTCTCTGAAAACATTATTTACAGAATCCCAACCAATTATAGAGTCATGACATCCTTTAAAGAATGTATTACCTGTACAATTAGGTTGAAGAACATTATTATAAGTATCACCTAAAAATATATTGTTCCAACAACCCTATTGTAATTCATTATGTGATGTATTATGTAATGTAGAAGCATCCGTAATAGATCCATTAACAATTTCTGTAAATGTATAATAATCCAGGGAATCTCTTCTGAATCTTACATTTTTAAAATCATAATAAGCAGAATTGTTATTAGAATCTTTCATATAGATAATTTTTCCTTTAGTGACATTTCCATCATCTAAAGTTTCCTATTCTGCATTATATAATACAAATAATTCAGGATATTCTCTAATTACAGCTCGTGTATCTAAGATGGTATCCGAGATTGCATGTACAATAAGGTTCCATTTCTATGAAGGTCTTTTAGAACTATCCAATCCCCAAGTTTCATATTTACCATTAGTTAAAACATTAGATGAATAAATAGTCTAGAAATCCGTAATAGTATAAATTGCACCAGGAGATAAAAGACTGTTATCAATCTTATGTTTCAAATCTGCATAAGTAACATCATAGGTTTCAGTAGAAGATAACTGAATACCTATGTTATTTTTAAGCTATTCCTTTTCTGATTCTGTTAAGCCTGATAATAAATCACTCTTCTTAAAATAGCCTGACAGATCACTTTTACAAGCATATCTCTAGCCCATATTACGAGTCTTTTAAACATTCATAAACACTCTCGGATTGCTATCTAGTTTCAATATATGAAATAATATTCATAATACAACCATAGTCATAGTCGTAGTAACCATTACTCCAACTATTTATCAATTCCTTGAATTTAGAAATTGCTTTATTCTTTAGAGCATCCACAACCACTAGTTTTTTTATGTTCAGTTAAGGTTTTACAAACACTGCCACAAGAGTTTATAAACTCAAGGAATGATTGTGCTTGATAGTATTGTCCTAGTTGTAATGAATATCTGATAGTATGTAAACCCATCCAGATAAAATCACGATTACGAATATCCTAAGAGTATTTCTAATAATTACATTCTTTACAAAGTTTAGGTAATAAATTCTTAGTTAATTCATAAAGACAGTTTTCTAATCTACAAGTTGAAAACGTATTCTTTACCAATGAGCTTATAGTTGTTCCCGCAACATTTACTTCTAATAATTCTTCAATGTCTATTTTCTTTAAGAACTTTCCACTAACCTTTACAAGTGCATCATTATCCTCATCATATAAATAAATAGAATTATAATACAACTCAGGTTTATCAGTTCTTTCAGTATATTGTTTATACCAAGCGACTGTAGGAATTATTATATGTGTAATTTCATATAGACCATCCTTTTCAAGTTCTACTTCTGTTTCATCAGGATATGCTTCTTCATTTACTATTAAATGTTTATTCACATAATGATTAACATAAGTTTTCTTTTCTTCGGAATCAATTGTCTATATAATGTTTACTGTTGCAGTTTCAGTATAAGTATAGGTGTTGTCAGCTGTAAGTATAGAAGAAGTTAGATAAGATCCACCATCATACTCTAATCCCTATATAAGAAGTTTACAGCTTGGCTATTTACAAAGTCTAAATGTTAATTCCATTATACTTGTTTTATTTGATCATTATAAGGATTTCCATCGTGCATCTACTCTAATTCTATTTCAGTTCTCTTAGTATCATTCTCTGCCTGATTGGTTTTGAAATTACGATCAGTCTGTGCTTTATACCAATTAACCTTATAGTCTAATTGCATACGTTCTTTCTCTAACTGCATCTTTTGTTCGTTAAGCTGCTCTAATTTAGCTTGAGATTGTTGAAGCTACTACTTCATCTAATTCATTTGCTATTCAGCTTGCTGTAACTGTTCTTGCAATTGTTTAACAACATTATTTTCTTCTTTCTTAGCTTTCATTGCAGCAGTTACTTTCTACTTCAACTAAGTTGTACTCTTAGTAGTCATAATATCCAAAATAATATCAGGGTCCATTATTCCAGCTTGTACAAACTGAGGAACAATAGCTCTAAGCTATTCAAGATCCTTAACCATTTCAGAACTTGTACTTACATGAATATTGAAGTCACTAAGAGTGAAATGTTGTGGCAGAGCAGTAAATATTTGCTTACGATGTTCACCTAAAATGAGAGTACCAGTGATTCCATCCTTAAATACCCATTTAGCAGTATTCAAAGCATCTGTTAGAGATTCCTCAGTAATCAAATCCATTTGCTAATAATAACGCTTGGTTACTATAAATGAATTATTAACACTTGTCTAAACATTAGTTACTGCATCTCTCTATTGAATACCATTCAGTCTTTCTTTAAATACTCCTGTAATGGAAGAAGTTGTCTGTTCAATTGCTTCGATAACCATCTAAACAGCTTGTACTGCATTTACCTTAACAGTATTGTCATAACCATTAAAGATTGTATTGATTGGAGCAGCATTCATTGATTGTCGTCCTTCCTAAGAAGAATCTAACAAACCTGTGCCATTCTTTTTATATGCCAGCCATTTCTCAATTCTTTCTGTAGGTGATTCACCTAAGAATGTAGGAAGTAATGATACATCTAACCAATCTCCTGTAGTACCACTGTTTGCAATAAGGTTATCTCTATAGTAGTGCATAATGTTATATTCATCTTGTAAATCAGCGCAAGCTAATACAAGAGAGAAAGGCTTCTTAGCACGATCACGGAAGAATACTCCATTTACTGATAATGATACAGCTTTCGGATTACTTCTTGATCTTGTAGCATTTTCATCTATTCCTCGAAGTATATAAATAGAATCATTGATTTTAACAGTCTTATATCGCTGCATTACAAAATTCTCATCAGCTTCTACCCATTGTACTTCATAAACAGGAATAAGACGCCAATTATAATCAAGAGGCTCTCCATCCTCACTATTTATCATTTCATGGTCTGCTAAAATTCCCTAAGAAGGAGCAGATGACAATTTAATATAAGCACGGTCATCATAAGCAGAATAAATACTTCCTCTTAATTGTGCTATATCATCTTCAGTTAATTCCTCATGATATTTATTAAGAATTTGATCAGAAGTAAGATATTTTCTTACAACTATTCTGTATGAATCCTTTACATAAGGAGAAGAATAGTTTTCATCTGGGAATACATCTTTAGGTGAATATACTTCCATTTGTATTCCATCTCCTTCTTTAACTATTTCATAAAAGGAATAACCTGTAACTAGCAAGTCAATAAATAATGTACTAAGCTTAGTCTTTAAATCAATACTTCTAGATTGCATTAAATAAGTTAATACATTATTAGCTGCAATCTCATATTGAGAAGTAAATCCCGTTTGAATATCCTATACAATATTATCTAACTATGATTTTATAAAAGGATCTACAAGCTTTTTTTCATCACCTGTCTAGATGAACTCAAGTAACTTATTCTGTAAATTATCCTACAACTTCTTATAAATAGCACTTGAAATCTCAAGCTACTTTTGTCTAGCTATATTAGAGATTGTTTCAGAGTCTACACATGTAATTATAGGATTTATTGGAAATCCTAAATATTCACCAACAAGAGCATCAATATGTTTCTTAATAAGTGGAATAAATTTTACAGACGTAGGAGTACCAATACCAAAGTTTTCTTCAAGGTATCTGAACTATTCTTTATCCATTATTCCATGATAGTAATTGTATGCTTTCTTAAATGAAGTTTTTTCAATTACTAACTCAGAAATAGCTCTGTTGGTTTTATCAATTAATTCATTATCAGTCATAAGGTTTCTTTACTTGATAAAATTTTATAGTTGGCCAAGCAGATCGTCTCAATTCTTTTTTTAACCATTGTAGTAATACTGCATCATCTTCTATGGAAGCAATTAAAGAAACAGGTCTTTCGTAATTATCCTGTAAATAGAAATCAATCTTGAATCCAGGATTCAATTCTGTTATCTTTAAGTTTCCAGTATAGATTGCATTAAAGTCTTTAAGAATAATTTCTCGGATCGCTGCTTCTAATTCCTCCGTAGTCATTACTAATTATTGTATTCTATTGTTGAACTTGCTTAGGTATTATGCCTTTACGTTTATATCCATTCTCATCTATATAGTATCCATAATCAGAGAACTCCTATTTCTAAACTACTGTAGATGTAGGTACAACCCCTGATAATTCCTCATCAGCTAATTCACACATACCTAAACTTGCTACAATATCAAACTTTCGTTTAGCATCATCGGTATAACGATTAAGTTCATCTAAGAACTCATCAAACCAAATAGTGTAACAATAATCCTCTACAAAGTTAGCAATTAAGTCAGTTTGATGATCAATAATTGCTGGAGTAGCTGGAGTACCATAAGTATTACTTTTACCACTTTTTAAATCTGCAAGAGTGGCTCTGGGACGTTTCATAAACAATCCTAAATCCCCTGTAATCTTTGCATAATTAAGCATGGATATTTTAGAAGCCTCTATATTTATTTTACAGTTATAATATTTGGCAAGACATATTGCTGTTTTGAAAGCAGTTCTAATATCAGCAGGTCTGTCTTTATAATAGGCTACATATTGTGGTTCTGACATCCCATAAGCTCTACGCTTAATAACAATACAAAACTTAGATGGATCTTTAGTTGCATCAGATGTATCATTCTAGCCCAAATCAATGGCATCAATTCCTGCAACATATAAATCCTTCATCTATTTCATATTCTCATTATCAATCCATAAAGGATGTTCTACAATATGGACTTTGCCTTGAATATCTGGAGTCCATTTAAATCCAGAGATATTATCACGAGAATGTACTGAATCTTTATATATATAAGATATATTACCATTCTCTACTTTAGGCTAATGCAATAATCTTATTTGTGCCAACTGTGAAGCAATCTCCAATTTATTAAACTTGTTAGTACCTTCAAGTGCAAAAGCTTCATCTGCAACGAAACAACGTTCTGCACAGTGATCTATATAAGCAGATGGGTTATTAACAAGTTTATCCCGCTATGCTTGCCAATAGGCTTTAGCAATAGCAGGATCAGTATATCCCCTCTCATCAAGGAATCCGGGTTTAAGAATAACACTATAAGAAGGTAAGAAATATCCAGTTAAAACTTGTTCACCTGTAACAGTGTAATTATGACGGTAAGGTAAAACACCAAAATCATCTGGATTATAGTATATGTTTCTAAGTCCTTCCAAGGATTTACCGTTAGAATCACCACCTGTACCTCCAATTAACGATATTCCAATCTTATTACCTCCTACATCAAGTAAAGCTTCACCCTGAATTACTGATTTCTAAAGATTAGGGAATGAACCTGCTTCTTCAAAGACTAGTAAACCACAACGATAACCTCTGACTTTATCAGGGCTATCTGCTACAATTCCAATAAGCTAAGATCCGAATCCTACTTCTGCTTTCTGTCCATTTATAACTTCATAACGAGATGCTTTCTTATGTAATGCCTTATCAACTACTTGTCTTAGTTTAAAGAAACCCCCATCGGTATGATAATTAAGAAATGACAACTCTTCCCAGAGTTTATTTAAAGTTGGAGTGAGTTTCTTTTCTTCTGATGCAACTACAATGCCAGTTGAGTTTTTACATGTACTATAGAAGTTTGCAGTAATTGCAGCATTTAATTCAGAGAATCCTAAGGCACGTGCTTTCACAAGTACGGCATTCATTCTAAGACGTTTACATAATTCTAGATAATGTAAGTATTCGTACTAAGCAACAATAAAGTTTGGAAAGTCTTTTGTAATTGCTGACATAGCTTTTACTGTATCAGCAGTATTATTTAATTGATAGTAATTAAGAAAGAAGTAGTGATCTCCTGTAATAGTATAACCATTTACAGTATAACCTTCTCTACATCTTCTGTATTCCTCTTTCCAAAATTCTTTATATGCTTTTGTTTTAGAATTGTAGGAACAATAATGTCCAGTCTGTTTATATGTTTCCCTAGCTTCTGTAAACCATGAAACTTTAAAGTCTAATCCTTTAGTTCCGTTAATAGGTTTATATCCAGTTAATTCGTAAGAAAGATTCCTATCAAAGAATGTAATAGTTGCACCTAAAGGAATATCCCAATCACTAGTAATGGATTTTTCTTCCTTTACAGGTCCTGGTTCAGGCACCACAATCACAGGTTCCTCAACTTTAGGTGCTTCCTATTTAGGTTCTTCAATAGGATGCTTTCTAGGTCTACCTCGTTTTCTTTTAACTTCTTCCATAATCAATCAGGTTCAAATCCTTCAACTGCTCCACCGCGAATAGTTGTAGTTTCTTGCAATTCTTTCTTAACTTGTGCTTCAAGTTGTACAAGGCTTTCTTGAACTTTAGTAAGAGAAGTAATTTCTGCAATAACATTCTTTACTGCAAAAACAGGCTTTCCAGTTAAGGGGTCTCTTTCTTCTACATCTAAGTTCTCAAAATAGTTTACAAGTTTATCTACAGTATCACGTGCAGATTGAAGTAGTCTATAACTCTTATTAGATTCTTGAAGGCTTTTAAATTTCCTACAGGCAGCTCTAAATAATGGATCATTGAATTGCTCTTCTGTCAATCCTGAATCATGTAAAGATTCAACATGACGTTCTTGCTCTTCATAATCAGCATAGGGACTTTGCCAATGTAATGCCAAGTAAATATAGGAGAACTCTTTAAATGCCAATAAGCTATACACCCCATTAGGGTCTTCTGGACATTTATTTCGTTCTTCATCAACTAAAGCTTTGAACTCTGGAATCAATAAGATTTCTGGAGTATTCAACTCTAATTTTCCTGACATATTATTATAACTAAAAAAATTATTCATATAACATTATTCCATTTATCATTTAAAGTCAAGAAGTAATCACTTCTTCTTCATCTTACCACCGCAGCGTTCTGCTTTGAATTTGTCTACTATATTACCACCTTTAGCCTCCACTGCAGCTTTCTTTTTGCATACAGGGCAAATAGATCCACCAGCCTTATGGAAAGTTAATTCATAACCTTCAGGACAGCGATCATTAAGACGATTAATGTAAGATAACTTAGCACCCTTAGCAGCCTTTTGTGCAGATTGCTTCTGGAAAGCAGCTACTAATTCTTTCTGATTCTGCTTTACAAATGCCTCAAACTCTTTTTGATTTTGCTGTGCATCTTTACCAGTCTACTGCTGGAAGACCTATGCTGCGAATTGAACAAATGCTTGCATCTGCGCATCCTGTGCAGAGCCACCTTGCTGAAATTTATTAATCATTATTCTACTTTTTGTAAATCCTTTGTATTGAAAATATCTTCCTACAAAGTACCATCACTAGTAAACCATCTACATTTAATACCACGAAGAATGCCTTCATTACTTTCCTTATGTTTAAGTATAGATGTTACTTTCTTAATAACGACCATTGTAGGTTTATTGGGAATATCCTATTTAAGTGTTACTACATCCCCAGGAACGAAAAATATTTTATCGTCACTCATCACCATTAAATCTTTTACTCAGACCTTCATTAATTACAACCAAGACACGTTGCTCATTTACTACTACAAGACCTTGCTTATAGAAAGGAACAGGAACTTCGCTAGTCTTAGTCCACATAATCACATCGCCCTCCTTAGTGTAGTCACACTTAGGACCGGCATCAACAACAACACCTACGTGAATAAAGCATTCCTCTTCTTTATATTCCCCAGTATCGTCATCTTTATATCCAGGAGCTTTTCCTCCTAAATCAACAATAAGACCACTCTTAGTGGTAGTTATTTTTTGGAACGGATTCTCTTTAAAGGGTTTAACCAAAAGATAATTAAATACAGGTTTAATTTCAAGTCCATCCATTTTTTCTGCAAGAGCTTCACCATATTCATTGAGTTTATTAGCGTGTTCATCAAAATCTTTAATATATGCATCTACTCGATCATTGAACTTATTTACATCACTAAGCTGCTTTAAATCATCTGCAGCCTGTTCATTAGCTACAAAATAAGTTGAGGGATTTGTTTGATTGTTAGTTGCAACTCTTGCAAGCTTTTCCTTTTCATTTAATTGAAGTCTAGGGTCTTTCATAAATCATTACCATTTTCCTTTATCACATTCAGCATCTGGAAGTGTAACCTTATTTTTTAAGATACACCCACATATTCCACAAATATCTCCGAATTTATATATATTAGTTTTGTATTCGCAATTGCTACATATACACAAACGGTGCTAAGCTAAATCTCGATTTTTATTTCTAAGATTTAGATAAGCACCTTTTATTATTTGTGTAGGATGTGTAAATATAGCTTTAATCCATTTGACTATTACCATTTCTTAGCAGGACAATGTGAGGTTGGATTCTTAGTTTTTACATCAATAACACAGCCACATCCTCTTACATATCCTTCAGCTGGTTCGACAGCAACATCGTTAGTTTCAGGATTAAGGTATAGCTTGTTATTACATAAGCCTTCTCTTGAATAGATTAGGCATTTCTTACAAATCTCTTTACGTGCCGCAGGAAGATCTACATCTGCTCCTACTAGTTTACTTGCATTGCCTTTTACAACATTACCGATCTCCATAATCAATGTGTTTACGTTTTTCTTTCTGAACTTCGTGGATATACATCTTATTTGCATATTTAAGAAGTCTTACTACGGCTTCTTTCATATAATCTAATCTATATAAAGATTGTATTCCTTTGGGATCAAAGTGAACAATCATTAAATTAGATACATGCAATTTAGGATATAATTGTTCAAGAATATAAGCATATAAAGATAGTTGCATAGTATAATGAAAGTAATTACAATCCATAATATCATTTAATGGAAATAACATCTTTGCATTAGACTTAATTGCAGTATTGAATCCAGATTTCTGTTCAATTTTCTCATCCGTTTTCCAATCAACTATAGATAGCTCATTTTCATTTTTAATAATCAAATCAGGTCTACCTTTAATTACAATATTCATAAAAGAATATTGAATTGGAAACTCAGGATAAATTCCATAAGCTTCATCTAAAGATTGTTGAATGGTTAATGGATTATGAACTTCTACTAATTTAGAGAAATCATATTTATTATTGGAAATCTGTTTATATAAAGAATCATGTAGGAAAGTTCCTCTAGTCTGACCCTCAA